AGATAGATAGAGCAAAGCCTTTAAGCATTAAGCCAATGAGTGAGGTTAATGCTCGTTACTATAACTATAAGTTCAAAGCAGATAATGATTACTATGGAGAAAACTATCGTAAGAAGTACACAGAAGGATATGGAGATTTCATATACGATACTGAGTTCGATTTCGTAAAAGACACAGACACTTTAGAAGTTATATTTGCTGCATCTGTGCTTTATCAAGCAACAGGACAAGACAAAGTATTCCCTGCGATATATAAGAAGTCAAATACTTATAGAGCAGAAGATAGAATGGATAGTATTATTCGTATAATGCAAACAAAGAAGATAACAGGAGTTAATAGTTGGAACATAATGAATGGCTCTACAACTTTAGGTTCTTATACAAGCTATGGTTATGCAGGACATTTGAACGACCCTATTAACCCTACTAACGATATTAACTTTGGCGCACCAAAAGAACTACAATTTAATCCTAATAGCTACCCAAGTACAAATATATTTAACGCTTATCATAGTCCTTATCTTGCTGAGATAACCAGCAAGGATAGTAAGCTATTAACTTGCTATGGATTATTAGATATCGTAGACATTTTTAACTTAGATTTTAGTAAGTACATCTGGATAGACGGGGTATTGTTTAGACTTAACAAAGTAGAAAACTTTAACCCAATGGAATACAATACTACTAAACTATCATTCCTTAAAGTAATAGAAACAGAATATTAATGGCACAAGAGAACGTAGGTATAAATATACAGGTTGGCGGTAACCAAGACCAAGCTTTAGGCTCGTTAAAATCGCAGTTAAGAGAAGCTACTGCTGAGGTAACAAAACTATCCGAGCAATTTGGTGCAAGTAGCAAAGAAGCCGTACAAGCAGCCAAAAGAGCAGCAGAACTTAAAGACCGAATAGGCGATGCTAAAAGCTTAATTGATGCTTTCAATCCAGATGCTAAGTTTAAAGCCTTAACTGCTTCGCTTAGTGGTGTAGCCGGTGGCTTTAGTGCTTTACAAGGTGCAGTAGGTTTATTTGGTAAGGAGAACGAAGACTTGCAGAAAACTTTAGTTAAAGTACAATCTGCAATGGCTTTATCTCAAGGCTTACAAGCAGTAGGAGAAAGTATAGATAGCTTTAAGCAATTAGGTACAGTTATTAAAACTCAGGTAGTAAGTGCCTTCTCTACTTTAAGAGGTGCTTTAATTGCAACGGGCATTGGTGCTTTAGCAATAGGCATTGGGCTTGTAGCTGCAAACTTTGATAAAGTTAAAAAAGCGGTACTTGATTTTATACCAGGTCTTGGTAAGTTAGCTACATTTTTTGGTAATATTATTACAAAAGTTACCGACTTTGTAGGTGTTACTTCACAAGCAGAACGTGCTTTAGCTTCTTTAGAAAAGACAACAAAGCGTGGTAACGAAGGTATTGAAGCTAGAATTAAAGTACTTACTGCACAAGGTGGAAAGGAGAAGGAGATTTATGCACTTAGTAAACAACAAGGAGAAAACGAGCTTAATTTTTTAAGAGAAAAATTAAAAACTAAACAAGGACTAAACGAAGAGGAATTAAAGAAGTTTAGAGACCTTAAAACTAATCAAGCAGTTTTAGATGCAGAAGAGCAAAAGAGACAACAAGATGCATTAAAAGATAGTGCTAAAGCAGGAGCAGATGCTTCTAAACAAGCAGCAGAAAAAAGAAAGAAAGATAATGAAGATAAAATAGCTGCTGAAAAAGAAGCACAACAAAAGTTAGCAGATTTAAGAAATCAATTATTCTTATCTACGTTTAAAGACGAAAACGAAAAGAAAAAGGCAGAACTTAATCTTGCTTTCATTAAAGAAAAAGACGAAATTTTATCTAATACTAAAATTACAGAAGGAACAAGAAATGATTTAATTATTGCAGCAAGACTTAAACTTAATGCAGATTTAGAGGCTTTAGCAGCAACAGAAAAAGAAAAGAAAGATGCAGCAGATGCCAAGATGCTTGAAGATACGGCAGTAAAAGTTCAAAAAGAAAATGACGATGAGTTTGCAGCAGTTCAAAAGAAAATAGAAGAGAATAAAAAACTTAATGAAAAACTAAAAGCTGATAATGATGCAGCAAGAGAAGCCGAATTAGCTGCCAAGTTTGCTTTTGCAAATGCAGTAGCGCAAGGGATTGGAGAACTAACAGGATTATTTGAACAAGGAACGGCAGCAAGTAAAGTTGCAGGTCTTGCCCAAATTGCAATTAGTACTGGTGTAGGTTTTGCACAAGGTTTAGATATTGCTCAAAAGTCAGCAAAGGCAGCCGGACCAGGAGCAGCATTTGCCTTCCCTATATTTTATGCAACGCAAGTAGCAGCCGTATTAGCAGCAGCAAGTAAGGCTAAGAGTATATTAGCACAAGTTAAAGGTGGCGGAGCAGCAGCAGGTGGAGTAACTGCTCCGAGTATACAACAACAAGCACCTATTGCCCCTGCACAACCACAAGCAGCAACTACTAACTTAAGCACACAAACAATAAATGCTATTGGTAACCAAGCTATTAGAAGCTATGTTGTAGAGAGCGATGTAACTAATAGCCAACAAAGAATTGCAGCTATTCAGCAAAGAGCAAGATTTGGTTAAATGATAACAATTTAAAAAACTTAATATTTAGAATTATGGACTTACCTGTTTATTTATTAGACATTAGCGAGGATATGAATGACGATGCCGAGGTAGATTACGTTGCATTAGTTGATAGACCTGCTATTCAAAAGAATTGGAATGCCTTTAAAAATCAGCAACGCTTTGAAGTTGTTAGCGAAGATAAGCACATCATTAGTGGTCCTCTTATGTTGGCTGATGTGCCTATTTTTAGGAGTGATGCTACTTATGGCGATTATTATGTGGTATTTTCTAAAGATACAATATTCAAAATTGCGCAAAAGTTTTTCAAAAGAGGCTACCAATCAAACGTAAACTTAATGCACTCTCCTGATGCTCAAGTCGAAGGTGTTACTATGTTTGAAAGCTTTATCACAGATAAAAGTAGAGGCATTCAACCAATGAAAGGGTTTGAAGATGCTCCTGACGGCTCTTGGTTTGGCTCGTTCAAAGTAGACAATCCGCAAGTATGGAACGATGTTAAAGAGGGTAAATTTAAAGGCTTTAGTGTAGAAGGTTTATTTACCTACAAAACACAAATGAGTAAAGAACAAGAACTAATGAATGCAATAAAGGAAATATTGCAGAAGGTTAAATGATAAACAAAATCTTTTATTAATATTTAAACAAAAAGAATGATGAACGCAAAAGATGCAATTATGCAAATTAGGGCTTTATTCGAAGATATGCCACAAGTAGAAGTTCCTACTCCTGAGCCTGTTGTAGAAGAAGTACCAGTTACATTCGCAGAATATAGCCTTATGGACGGAACAAAGGTTATGATTAGCGAACTTGCTATTGGTGGCGATGTTACATTAGCAGACGGAAGTCCTGCTCCAATGGGCGAACACCAATTAGCAGACGGAACTACAATCCAAGTAGACGAATTAGGTAAGATTATTGAAATCGCTTCTCCTAAAGAAGATGTGATGCCAGAAGAAGCACCTGCGGAAGCACCTGCTGAAATGGGTAAGAAATTAGATCAACAAATGGCAGACGAAATCGCTGCTTTAGTTGCTGAGAACGAAAATCTAAAATCACAAGTAGCACAATTAGAGACAAAAGTTAAGAATGGCTTTAGTCAAGTAGCTGAACTTATAGAAGCACTTACTAAGACTCCTAACGCTGAACCTATTGCGCAACCAAAAAACAACTTCAGTTCTAACGTTACTACAAAAGATATGAAGTACGAAAGACTTGAAAAATTTAGAAACGCTTTATTAAACAAATAAAAATAAAATAAAATGGGATTTGATGTATCTGCATTAAGCAACTATACAAAGGAAAACGAAGCTCTACTTGTAACTTCATCTGTATTAGGTGCAAAAACTGCTGCTCTTATTAAGAGTGCAGGTAACGTTATGGTTGGTGTAAAATCAGCTGAAAAAATCAATATTATGGACACAGATGCTATCTTCCAAGATGGTGCTTCTTGTGGCTTTAATGCTTCTGGTGCTACAACTTTCACTCAAAGAACTGTAACTCCTGGTAAGATTAAAGTAAACGAGGCTTTATGTCCTAAAGATTTACAATCTAAGTATCTACAAAAGGCTCTACCTACTGGCTCTATGTATGACAGTATTCCTTTTGAGCAAGAATATAGCGATAAAAAAGCTAAGACTATTGCTGCTCAATTAGAGACTGCATTATGGCAAGGCGACACTTCAAGTGTGAACGTAAACTTAAACAAGTTCGATGGTCTTGTTAAGTTAATCGGTGCTGCTTCTGGTGTTGTTGCTGCTAACGCTTCAACTTATATCTCTGGTGCGCCTTTATCTTCTATCACTGCTGCTAACGTAATCTCTATCTTTGATGGTGTTTACAAAGCAATCCCTGCAAAAGTTGTAGCTGCTGACGATATGACTATCTTCTGTGGTCAAGATTTATTCCGTACTTACACTATTGCTCTTAAGAATAGCAGTTCTTTCAATTACCAAATTGATGTTAAAGCTGATAGCGAGTTTGTACTTCCTGGCACTACAATTAAAGTTGTATCTGTTGCAGGTCTTAACGGAACTAACAAAATCTACGCTTTACGTTTAAGCAATATGTTCTTAGGAACTGACTTATTGAACGAAGAAGAAAAGTTTGAGATTTTCTATGCTAAGGAAGCTGACCAAGTACGTTTCGTAAGCGAATTCAAAATGGGTGTGAATGTTGCATTCCCTGATGAGATTGCTTCTTTCGTTCTTGCATAATTTATAGGGTAGGTTGAAATATACCTACCCACTTTTTTCAAACTAATTAAATTCAACAATAATGGCTTGTGCTTTAACCCAAAATTATACATTAGACTGTAAAGACAGTTTAGGTGGTATTACTGAGGTTTATTTTATAGCAGCAGCAGATGTTACTTCAACTACCGAAGCAAGTGGTGTTATTACCGCTTTAGTAAAAGCTACCGGTAAGAAGTTCTACAAGTATGAACTTGTAAGAGGTACATCTCAGTTTGTTGAGAACGTAAATGCAAATATCCAAAACGGAACTGTATTTTATGCTCCAGAACTTACTATTATATTAAATAAACTTCAAGCTAACACAAGAAACGAAATCTTGTTGTTGGCTCAAAACAGACTTGTATCAGTTGCTAAAGATAACAATGGCAAATACTGGTACTTAGGAAAAACAAGAGGCTTAGACCTTACCGGCGGTAGCGCAGGTACAGGAACTGCTGAAGGGGATAGAAGTGGTTACACTTTGACCTTTACAGGTGCGGAAGCTGCCCTTGCTCCAGAAGTGAATTCTTCTGTTGCAGCAGCACTTACAACCGCAGGTTAGTAGGTTGTTTTGGTTTTGTATATAGATGCCCTCGTCTTTAATTAGGCGGGGGTTTTTTATTTTGCAAACATTCGCTACTAATTATATTTATACTTGTGATAAGACTTACTAAGGGTCAAACCCAAAATATTATACTTACTTTGACTGAAAAGCAACTTCTTACAAGTCCGAACTATTTGTTTGTATTTGAGAATAGAAGTACCAATACTGAGATTAAATTCGTTAAGCTTAATGCTACGGATATAAGCGCATATAAAGATAGATACAACGAGTTTAGCATCGTAGTAAATAGTTACTTTAATACTGCTTTAAACGGGCAGTATACGTACACAATCTACGAACA